TAACTACTAGAGTTGCAGCGTTAGAAGGATAATTAAACGGAGAATAATATGGCTCAAACAGTAGCAGAAGTGCTAACAGCAGCAACAGATAGCGTAACGCTTATCAACGACATCAATACGAATGGTAAAAAATCAACGTATGTTGGTGGTTCAGCAGAAGCTGATACAACAACTATGACACAAGCCGAGATAAATGAAATGGTACAACGTAATGTGGACCACTTAGAAACTATCTTAGCTTATGAACCTGTTGACGCAGCAGATGATACACCTAACGTAGTAGGCTCGTCTTCAAGTAAAAAAACTACTTGTAGTGGCGGAGTTACAACGGGTAAAGCTTATATATCAGCTAATTCATAAGGATAAAAAATGACTGAAGAAGTAACAACTGAAACTACAGAACAACCTGTAGACCCTCAATTACAACAAAGAATTGCTTATACAGAAACTTTGCAACAAGAGATTCAAAATCTTAGAGAGCAAATGGCTCAACTACAATATCAATTAGATATTAGAGTTACAGCTTTAGTTGGTTATCAAAGTACTTTAGAAGTGATAGAAGAACCTGAAGAGGTGCAATAATGAACTGGCTTCCAAAAACGTACTACGACACTATGAAAAACTTTTGGCTAAAAGTCAGAGGTGTTGAAGAAGAAACTGTAAGAGCTAGAACAGACGAAGGAAAGTTTGTTGCAGATGATAAATCTACTCCAGACGTTAATGAAGCTTACACAACAGTACAAGTAAAAAAGAAAAAAAGAGGAAGACCTAAAAAGAAAAAATAATGGCTACAGCTAAAGACGCAATACATCAAATTAGCACACATGAAAAAGAGTGCGCTATTCGCTATGAAAACATAGAGAAAAGATTAGACGAAGGATCTGCTAAGTTTAGAAGACTTGAGTATATTATGTGGGGCTTGTATGGCCTAACAGCTGCTTCTTTAGGTATAGACAAATTAATATAAATGAAAGATGGCATTAGAAAAATTTATATTTCGACCAGGAATAAATCGCGAAGGAACAGACTATTCTAATGATGGCGGATGGTTTGACGCTAATCTTGTTCGATTTCGCAAAGGCCTTCCAGAAAAAATTGGTGGATGGGCTAAGGCTACTTTAAGCACATATCAATCTACAGTTAGAGCTCTTCATGCTTGGGTAGATCTATCTTTAACAAGATATTTAGGTTTAGGTGCTACGTGGAAGTATTACATAAAAGAAGGAGATAACTTTTATGATATTACTCCTCTTCGAGAAACCACATCTGCAGGCGATGTAACCTTTGCAGCAACTAACGGTAGTTCAACTATTACAATTACCGACACAAACCATGGCGCAGTAACGGATGATTTTGTCACGTTCAGTGGTGCTGCTAGTTTAGGTGGGACTGTAACCGCTACAGTTTTGAATCAAGAATACCAAATACTTTTAGTTACAGGAACAAACACTTATACGATTACAGCTAAAGATACTGCTGGCGCAACAGTAACAGCTAACGGTAGTGATAGTGGTAACGGCGGAAGTTCTGTTGTAGGAGCGTATCAAATTAACGTAGGACTAGATACTTATGTAGAGTCTTCAGGATGGGGTGCAGGAACTTGGGGTGCAGGAACTTGGGGCTCAACAACAGCCTTAACAAGTGCTAATCAATTACGTCTATGGTCTCATGATAATTTTGGTGAAGATCTAATCATGAATGTACGAGCAGGTGGCATATATTATTTTGACACTAGCGCAGCTACATTAGGAACGACTAGAGCAATACCTTTAACAAGTCTGTCAGGAGCAAACTTAACTCCTACTTTAGCCTTGCAAGTGTTAGTCAGTGACATTGATAGACACGTTGTTTGTTTAGGCGCTGATCCAATATCAGGAAGCTCGCGATCAGGAGCTTTAGACCCTATGTTGGTTGCTTGGAGCGACCAAGAAAACGCAGCCGTTTGGGAACCTTTAGCTACCAATACCGCAGGATCTTTTAGACTTTCCGCAGGATCACAAATTATCGGAGCTATTAGAGCAAGACAAGAAACTTTAATTTGGACAGATACCGCTTTGTATTCAATGTCTTTTATCGGTCAGCCTTTTACATTTGGTATAAATTTAGTTAATGAAGGTGTTGGATTAATTTCTCCAAATGGAGCTGTCAACACACCCAAAGGTATATTTTGGATGGATAAAAAAGGTTTTTATACTTATTCAGGTGCTGTTCAAGATATTCCTTGTACTGTTCAAAATTATGTCTTTAGCGATTTTAACGAAGGACAAGCTTTTCAGGTATTTGGTTTTGTAAACAAAGAGTTTGATGAAGTAGGATGGTTTTATTGCTCAGCTGATTCTGAAGTTATTAATAGGTATGTTGTATATAACTATGAGGATGGAGCCTGGAGCATAGGACAACTTACAAGAAGCTCATGGTTGGACGAAGGTATATTTAATACTCCTATGGCTACGTACAGCACAAACGATGTAGGATATTTATATAATCATGAAACAGGTAACGATGATGATGGTTCTCCAATGGATAATGTGTTTATAGAATCCAGCGACTTTGCATTAGGAAACGGAGAGCAGTTTCAATCAATTAACAAAATTATTCCTGATGTTAAATTTACAGGCGACGGTGGTTCAGGCCAGACAATTAACTTTGTATTGAAACAAAGAAACTATCCAGGCGAAAGCTTAGCTACCGACTCGACAAACACTTGCACAGCAACTACTACAAAAATAGATACTAGACTTAGGGCCAGACAAGCAGCGCTTAGGATTGAGTCGGACGATGATAATAGTCTAGGAGCAAGATTAGGAGTTGGTTTTAGAGTTGGAGCTACTCGTATGGACCTCAAAGTAAATGGTAGAAGATAATGGCTAAAATTCTAGAAACAAGACTTCCAATAGCCATAGGCGAAATATCTCCTGATACATTTAACAGGTTAGTTAGAGTATTAGAACTTAGCCTTAATAAGGTAGATTTAGACGCTACTCTTTCGGTTAATGAAACACAGCGTAATGAAAACAAATTCCAACAAGGCGACATTATATGGAATTTAACAGCGCAAGAACTACAACTATGGAATGGTGAACAATGGATAACACTATACGAGGGAGAACAGTTCGGGGTAGAAGGCGTTGCTTCTTTAGGCAAAATAACAGTGTCAACGGGTGGAGCTACAACAATAACGATATGATGGACAGAGTTAGATTATTAGAAGAGCTTATGTTAGATGAAGGTGTTATTCATGAGATTTATAATGATCATCTTGGATACGCTACATTTGGTGTAGGCCATTTAATTACAGAAAGAGACAAAGAACACGACCAACCTTTAGGAACACCTGTATCAGAAGAAAGAGTTAAGGATTGTTTAAATGCAGACGTAGACATCGTATGCAAAGAACTGGATAAAAACATGCAGTGGTGGCGCGGTCTTAACGATACAAGACAGCGCGTACTAGCTAACATGTGTTTTAATCTAGGTTATCCTAGATTAAGCAAATTTAAAAAGTTTTTAGCCGCTGCAAGAAACGAAGATTGGGAAACAGCTGCTGATGAAATGATGGACAGCAAATGGGCAACCCAGGTTGGAGACCGAGCTGTAAGGCTTAGGGAGAAAATGTTGAATGGCTAAAAAAACTAAGAAGAAAACACAAACTGTGTCAAACTATAAGAAATCATTAAGGAGACCATAATGGCTAAACCAGGATTGTATGCAAATATACATGCAAAAAAGAAACGTATAGCAGCAGGCTCAGGAGAAAAGATGAGAAAACCAGGAGCTAAAGGTGCTCCAAGTGCTCAGGACTTTACAGATGCAGCAAAAACAGCTAAAAAAATGAAAGACGGCGGTGTTTTTATGCCGAGTGCAACCGCAGTGCAAAGTAAAGGTTGTGGTGCAGTAGCAAACGATCGCAGGAAAAAAACTAAATTACTATAGGAAAAATAATGGCTAAGAAGTTATCCTCAAAACAAAAGAAACTAGCTAGAGTTGCTAAACCTCGTAATAAAATTACAGGTGCGGACTTTAAGAAATTAAAGAAACGTGGCGGCAAGAAAAGCTAAGCCAATACGCAAAACGACTGGTAAAGGCGGTAACTACCGTCCTACTAAGTCTGGCGCTGGCATGACTAAGAAAGGTGTAAAAGCCTATAGGAAAGCCAACCCTGGATCAAAGTTAAAAACTGCGGTAACAGGTAAAGTAAAGAAAGGTAGTAAGGCAGCCAAACGACGTAAATCTTATTGCGCAAGATCTGCGGGCCAGCTCAAAAAGAGCTCTGCTAAAACTAGAAACAATCCTAATACAAGGATTAGGCAAGCGCGCAGAAGGTGGAAGTGTTAATGAAACTAGGATTATTAAAAACGTTAGTAGGTACAGTAGCTCCAACAATAGGAACCGCATTAGGTGGGCCTATGGGCGGTATGGCTGCAAATATGATTTCCGAAGTATTAGGATGCGATCCTGAGCCAAAGAAAATACAAAAGGCCATGGAGACAGCTACTCCTGAGCAACTAGCGCAGTTAAAGAAAGTAGAAGCTGATTTTGAAGTCCAGATGAAAAAGCTAGATATAGATCTATTTGCATTGGAAACTGCAGATGTACAGGATGCTAGAGGAAAGTTTAGTAAAGACTGGACAGCTAGGATAATAGGTATATTTGTTGTAGGAGGGTTTATGGGCTATATATTTTTAGTGACTCTGCAACCTCCAGAGCAAAATTCAGAAGCATTGATAAACCTTGTACTAGGCTACCTTGGTGGTTTAGCAAGTGCTATTATATCTTTTTACTTTGGGGCTTCTAACAAACAAGACAACGAATAGAAAAAACGATAATATAGAGGGCATTATGGCAGTAGACTTTAGTTTTTTAGATGATATTTTATCAGACGATAATGCTGATTACGGTTACCTGTTTGACGATTCTGGTGATGGTGCAGTTAATTTAGATTTTGATTATGATCCTAGCAACTCTGGTATAACTTCTTTGGACTTTGATGTTTCAAGTTTGTTTGGCGACGATGATTACAGTTATTTGTTTGGTAGCGATGATGATGGCATAGCTAATTTAGATTTTGACTACAAACCTGGCGTAGATTTTAGCGATGTTTATGATAATTTATTTAATGAGAATACAAACTATGACGATACTGTAAAAGAACTTTATCCCGATTTGTTTATGGACTCAACAAAAGACTTAATAGCAAATGCTGATACGTCTTCTAGTTTATTAGAACGCGCTTTAAATTTTTTAAGTGGTAATAAAGACAAAAAGAAAGGTGAGGGTAAGGGTATTTTGCAAGGTCAAGGTCAGCTTTTTGGAGGCAGTGGTTTAGAAACACTTATTAAGTTAGCAATGATTAATAAATTAAGAAAACAAGACAGGGACGATCCAAACGAAGTTGTTCCTATTGGCAGTGATGCTTTTGCAGCTGTTGGACAAGGACAAGGATTAGGCACTATGCCTGACTACAGAACTTTTAATATACAACCTGCATTAATGCCAGGTGTAGGCTACGCTAATGCACCGCCTCCTGGAATGAAACAAGGTGGAGTCAGTGATGGCCCTGGAGACATAACACTAGCGAGATTAGAACCAGGAGAATTTGTTATGACAAGGAAAGCTACTGATAACATAGGCGCTAAGAATCTATATAAATTAATGAAAGACGCAGAGAGGATGAACTAATGGCAAGTTATTTAGATCCTACAACAGTAGTAGAATACGACCAGCCCTATGCGGAAGCTATGCGTCGTGGGTTTTTGGAATCCGCATTCGGTTTAGCTAAAACACCAACACCTGTACCTGTTCAACAAGTAGCGGGATTAGATCCGTATGAAATGCAAGCTAGAACATTAGCTGGTGGCCTTGGTGGGTTTACCCCATA